CCTAGGGGGCGATCTGTACGGGTTCGTCTGACTTTTGATCGGTCGCGTTTCTTGCTTGCGCGTTCACAAAACAAACCTATGCTGCGCGCGTCAAGGAGATCATCGTGAAGGTCGTCAAGAAGAAGTTGTCCGAACTCAAGTTGGACCCGAACAATGTGCGTCGCCACTCAAAGTCGAACCTTGAAGCGATCGCCGTGTCCATGCAGAAGTTCGGGCAGCGTCGCGTCGCCGTGATCCGGTCGGACGGGACGATCATTGCAGGGAACGGAATGTACGAGGCTGCGCTGGAGGCCGGTATCAACGACCTGTGGTGCCATGTTGTTCCTGACGAGTGGACCGACGAGGAGGCGCGCGCGTTTGCGATCGCGGACAACCGGACTGCGGAACTTGCAGACTGGGATGAGGCGCAGTTGATCGACAGCCTGAAGGCGATCTCCAGCGAGGAGCTCCTGAACGCTGCCGGTTACACGACGACGGACTTTGAGGATCTTGTCCGCAAGTTTACGGGCGAGGAGATCGGCAAGCCTGACCCAGAGGACGAGTGGGTTGACATGCCGGACTATGAGAACAAGAACGCACAGTCGGTTTACAAGACGATCGTGCATTTCATGACGCATGAGGATGCGGACGACTTCTTCCGGCTCCTGAACAAGCCGAAGGCGAAGTTCATCTACTTCCCGAACGCGCCGGAGGGCGGTCACGACTCGCGTCGTGTGGGACAGTGGGAACTTGCGGATGAGTAATCGGCCGCAAAAGCATCCGCGTTTCCCTATCTACATTCCGTCGAAGGGTCGTGCGGACATTGCGCTGACGCCGATCGCGCTGAACGCGCTGGGTGTGGACTATCGCATCGTTGTGGAGCCGCAGGAGGAGGATGCGTATCGGGCGCGGTTCGGTGATCGTGTCATCCTGCTGGACATGGATTACAAGAAGTCGTACGACCTGTACTGGGAGTTTCCCGAAGGTGCGTCAACCGGCTCCGGCCCTGCCCGCAACTTTATCTGGGACCATTCGATCTCCGAGGGGCACGAATGGCACTGGATCATGGACGACAACATCGACATGTTCGGACGCCTGTACAAGAACACACGCCGCCCGCTAGGCGACGGCATGGCGTTCTGGGCGATGGAGGACTTTGTTCTTCGTTACGAGAATGTTGCGATGGCAGGCCCGATCTACGCCCTGTTCGCCCCGTCAAAGAACAAACTGCCACCGTTCAAACTGAACACGCGGATCTATTCGTGCAACCTGATCCGCAACGATGTTCCGTTCCGCTGGCGTGGCAGGTACAACGAGGACACCGACCTGTCCCTTCGAATGTTGAAGGCAGGCTGGTGCACCATCGAGTTTCGTGCGTTCCTTCAGTACAAGATCTCCACCCAGTTGATGAAGGGCGGGAACACGGACGCCTTCTACGCCGACGAGGGGACGATGCCGAAGTCACAGATGCTTGTTGACATGCACCCCGATGTGGCGACGATCAGTTGGAAGTACGGTCGCGCACACCATCATGTGAACTACAACTTGTTCACGCACGGTCTGGTCAAGAAGCCGGACTGGAAGCCTGCCGAGAACGACAGGTGGAAGATGGAGCTCCGAGAGTCGCACTATCAGTCTGGCTGGAAGAAACGCTTTGGGTAGTCGCGGCCCGCTACCGAAGGAGGAGGGAAAGCGCCAGAACAGGCGTGCTCGTTCGAACCTGCGTCTAATCGACAAGTACGAGACGGAGAAGCCGCCCCCTCCGGCCCCACCGGAAGGTTTGTCGCCGCAGCGGGTTGACGACTGGAACCGTTACTTCAACTCGCAGTTGGCTGGGCTGGTGCAGGAAACCGACTTGTCTGCGGTGCGTCGTCTCTGGAACTACTACCAGCAGCATGACGAACTGACAGAGATTTTTGCCAAGTCTCGTCTTGTTGCGGGATCGACCGGACAGCCGCGTATGAACCCTGCAGCGGACGCGCTCCTAAAGATGGAGACCGCGATCCTGCGTTTGGAGAACGAACTGGGTCTCACCCCGTCCGCACGGTTGCGTCTTGGTATCACTTTCGCGGACGCCACCAACTCTCTGGAGAAGTTGACAGAGCATGTTATGACGATGGACGACGACTACGACAACATTTGGGATGACGATGCTGACACAGAACAGTGAACTTCGGGAGATCGGCGTTTGGAACTGGTCGCTCCCTGCATGGGTGGTCACGCTGAGCGACGGCACCGTGTTCAACGCCTGCCCGTCTGCAGGGGTGTGTGCACGCCTCTGTTACGCACGCAACGGCACCTACCTGTTCCCGCAGGTGCGGGCCGCACACATTCGTAATCTGGAAGCCGTTCTCAACGACTTGGACGGTTGGCGTTGGGACATGATCAAGGAGCTCCAGAAGCGCAAGTTTCGTCCGACAGGCACGCCACGCGAACTCACCAAGCCGGACGGGGTGACGCTGGACGACTGGATGGAACAGTGGTATGCGACCGGCGGGCGCGCCGTTCGTGTGCACGATGCGGGCAACTTCTTCTCCGACGAGTATCTGCGTTCTTGGCTGCAGGTGGCACGCGAAACCCCCGATGTTCTGTTCTACGCGTACACGAAAGAGGTTCGACGCTTCCGTGCGATCGCAGAACGCGAAGCCCCAGCCAACTTCCGGTGGCTGTTCTCCCTTGGTGGGAAAGAGGATCACCTGATCGACCGCGACACCGACCGTCACGCCGAAGTGTTCCCGAACGAGCAGGCGATCACCGACGCCGGATACGCGTCGCAGGACGCATCCGACCTTTACGCGATTACGCTTGCGACACCCAAGGTCGGTATCCCAGCAAACAACATCAGACACTTCCGCAAGGCGCAGGGCGACAGCACATTCGGTGACCTGCAGGCAGGACGGCACGGTTGACACGCCCGCGCCCCAAGTTCTCACTCGGCCCAGATGTCGCAAAGTGGATCGAACAACTGTGCGTGCACGGACCCGGCGATGTCCTCGGGAAGCCGGTTCGTCTTACGGCAGACGAGAAGCGGTTCCTCGCATGGGCGTACGAGGTTGACGAGAAGGGGCGCCGGATCATTCGTCGCGCTGTTCGTGGTCTACCCAAAGGTTCACGCAAGACCGAGTTCGCCGCGTGGGTTGCACTAGCGGAACTTGCCGGACCATGCAGGTTCGACCGTTGGGACGACAGCAGCGGAAAGATGCAGGCTCGCGGGCGTCCCGTTCACGATCCGTATGTGGTCGCAGCCGCGTCAACCTACGAACAGGCAGACCTGCTGTTTGCTGCGGCGCGTGCCGCGATCACCGAAGGTCCGCTGTCAGAGTTCTTTGACTGTTTCGAGAAGGAGATCCAACGCAAGGGCGGGGCTGGCGTTCTAGTTCGCGTCCCAGCCGTAGCAGGAGCTAATGACGGTCTACGCCCAACATTCGTTGTCATGGACGAAACGCACGAATGGACGGGGAACAAGCAGCGGGTCGCCCTCGTTCTGGAGAACGGTCTCGCAAAGCGTCGTGACGCGTGGTCGCTCCAGATCACCACGGCAGGCAGCCCAAAGATCGACAGTGTTGCGCTGACGACCTACCGTTACGGGCGTCGTGTAGAGGAAGGGGAGATCGACGATCCGGCGTTGCTGTTCACATGGCGCGAACCTTCCACAACGGTTGACAAACTGGTGGACGACGAAACGCTGGCAGCGACCGTCGCAGAAGTGAACCCCGAACCGTGGAAGGATTTGCAGACGCTGATCCACCGCTACCGCGAGGTGCCGCTTCACGAGTTCTGTCGCTACCACCTGAACCTGTGGATCGAACCGGACGAGGAACGGTGGCTCCCGCCCGGACTATGGGACTCTCTAATCGACGCGGAACGGCAGGTACCGGACGGCACACAGATCGTTCTCGGGTTCGACGGATCGTATTCGGGGGACAGCACCGCTCTTGTCGCAGCAACGGTCGAACCGTCACCTCACCTGTTCGTGCTTGGTCTGTGGGAACATCCGGGTGGGGGGCAGCAGTGGGTTGTCGACCATGACGATGTGGAAGCAACCGTGCATGCGGCGTTCCAAAGGTTCGATGTTGCGGAGATCTCGGCAGACCCGCCGTATTGGGGACAACAGATCACACGCTGGGCCGAACTGTACGGAGAGGACCGCGTGCTTGCGTTCAACACATTCGTGCGGAAGCGCATGGCCGCAGCCGTGTCCGCGTTCTACCAAGCAGCATCAAGCGGTAACCTCTCCCATGACGGAGACGCGGGCCTGACACGACACATTCAGTCCGCAACCTTGAAGGAAACGGCACAAGGCGCCTACATCACCAAACCGCCAAACAGCCCGATGAAGATAGACGCAGCGATCGCGTCGGTGATCGCCTACAACAGAGCGTTCTGGCACGCCACCAACGACACCGGACCAGTCCAAGCAGGAGTGCTAATCGTATGAGCCGCTATGCGACCATCGTCCAACTTGCAGGTCTGACGATCTTTGTTGCAGGTGTTTGGATGTACTCTGCGGCAGCGGGAACGATCATGTCCGGCGTTATCCTCACGCTGGTCGGCGTTGCGCTGGAAAGGTCTGAGTAATGCTGGGTCGCCTGATCGAAACACGCAGCACAGCGTTCCAGAACCTGTTCGCAGCAGGCGCCCTCTTTGAGCGTCCGTCCCCGACCGGCGTTCATGTCACGCAAGACTCTGCGCTGCGCCTCTCTGCAGTCTACGCCTCCGTCCGTTTGATCGCAGACACGATCTCCACCATGCCGGTCGATCAGTTCGTTCGGGTTGACGGGGCACGCCGCCCTGTGCGCCCCAGAGACGCGTGGGTTGAGCGTCCGTCCGTCCGGTATCAGCGTGCAACCTTCTGGCAGCAGAACCTTGTCTCGCTCCTGCTGGACGGGAACATCTTTGCTCATGTGATCCGTGACGAGCGCGGCGAGATCCTTGACATCGACATTCTGAACCCGACCAAGGTAGATGTCCTTGACAACGGGTTTCGGGTTGACGGCGACCGGTTCCTCAGCCGCGACGAGGTGCTGCACATCACAGAGATGCTTCTGCCCGGCACGCTGCGCGGCGTCTCACGCATCGAACAGGCGAAGGACTCTGTAGGTCTGGGCATGGCACTTGACGAGTATGCGTCCCGCTTCTTTGGGAACGGCGCGTATGCGGGCGGCGTAATCGAATGGCCCGGGGAGATCACCCAGCAGCAGGCCAAGGAGATCGTTGACGCTTGGGAGGGCGGTCACAAGGGGCTGCGTCGCGCCCACCGTCCCGCCGTCCTTTACGGAGGGGCGAAGTTTACGCAGACAACGGTTGATCCCACACAGTCGCAACTTCTTGACCAGCGCCACTACGCGGTGGAGGAGATCGCCCGCCTGTTCCGCATCCCTGCCTTCATGTTGGGGGTCACGACTTCCGGCAGCGTCTCGTACAACTCTGTCGAACAACAGATGCTGTTCTTCTCACAGCACACAATCCAGCCGTATGCGGAGCTCCTTGAACAGGCGTACTCCACGCTGCTGGACAACCCTGCGTCTTTCATCAAGTTCAACCTTGACAGTCTTGTTCGTGCGGATCTCGCAACACGCACGGAGGCGTACTCCAAGGCGCTGCTGGCAGGGTTTATGAGCGTGAACGATGTTCGCCGGCTGGAAGACCTTCCTGACGCCGAGGACGGCGACCAACTGCGTGTACCCCTGCAGAATGTTCCCACATCGGACGCGCAGGTGATCACGCTGGAGCACAAGGCCAAGATCCTCAACAGTCTCATCACGGCAGGGTTTACGCCCGAGTCGGCTGCGGAGGTCGTTGGTCTCCCTGCGCTGGAGCACACCGGCCTTGCGTCGGTGCAGTTGCAGGATGCCACAGAAGGAGTGAACGATGCCTCTCAGTAGCGGAAAGGTCGCAGTTGGTACGGCGGCGACGGAGATCCCCGAGACCTGCATCATGCCGTTCGCGCTGCAGATCCACAACAACGACAACACGGATGAGGTGTACATCGGCGGCCCGGGCGTGACCACGGCGACGGGGATGCAACTCATCAAGCAGGAAAGTGTTCGTCTTGACCTCAACCCGCTGGACAAGGTTTACGCTGTGTCCACCAAGACGGGTCACAACATTTCGTATGTCGCCTTCAGGAAGTCTTGCTAATGCCGTACTACATCACGGATGACGCCGAGGGGTGCGACGGCTGGGCGACGATCAAGGAGGACGGCGAGGTTATGGGCTGCCACTCCACGAAGCAGGCTGCGATCGACCAAGCGCTGGCGATCTCCCAGACCGAGGGCAGCACCTTCGAAGGCGAACGGTCAACCCGCGCCGCCCCCGACGAACTGGACGAGGGCGACTTTGTTCGTTGGCGTTCCTCTGGAGGCACGGCACGCGGACGCATCGAACATGTAATGCGTGAAGGGACACTGGGTGTTCCCGACTCCTCGTTCTCCATCAATGCCGAGCCGGACAACCCTGCTGCACTGATCCGTATCTACCGTCGCGTGCGGGACGGCTGGGAGGAGACGGAGACGCTTGTCGGACATCGTTTCTCCACTCTGACCAAGATCGACCCGCTACCCGAACCGTCCGAGGATCGGGAGGTTGACCTCACGCTGCCGAAGGTGATCCGCGACGCCGCGTCACAAGGTCTGGAGTATCACCGCGAAGGGAAGTCTGGTTCCGGCGTTGTTCCGCGCACGATCCGCGAGGCGTCCGCAATGGCACGCGGGGAGATCTCCGAGGACAAGGTGATCCGTGCGAACGCGTGGGCCGCACGGCACAAGGTTGACCTGCAGGCTTCAGGTGCGCGGCCCGGGCAGGACGGATACCCGACACCCGGCGCGGTCGCCCACCTGCTGTGGGGTATCCCGACGGGTTCGGGGTACGATGCTGCGACCTCTTGGTTCGCACGCAAGGCGCAACAGATCAAGGACGACAGGAGCATGGGCATGACGGCGACGCCGGTCAAGGCACGCAACGAGGGTTCCGGCGTGGAGTTTCGTTCCACCGTCGTGGAGCTCCGAGCGGAAGGCGACGGCAACACTTTCGTCGGGTACGCCGCCATGTTCAACTCGCCGTCCCAGCCTCTCCCGTTCACGGAGCGGATCGCACCCGGCGCGTTCTCCAAGACGCTCGCCAACCGCAAGCGCGATGTTCGCCTCTATGTGAACCACAACTCCGATCTTGTCCTCGCATCCAAGCGTTCCGGCACCCTGACCCTTTCCGAGGACGATCGCGGGCTGCGCGTGCAGGCCGAACTCCCCGACACGACCTACGCCTCCGACCTGCGTGCGCTAATGCGTGCCGGTGTGGTCGATCGCATGAGTTTCGGCTTCACCGTTCCCCGTGGCGGTGACAAGTGGTCGGACGACGGTCGCGAGCGTGAACTGCGGGAGATCGTCCTTCACGAGGTTTCGGTCGTGACCGGCTTCCCCGCCTACGAGCAGACGCAGGCGTCCGTCCGCACGCTGAACCACCTTGCGGAGCGCACCGGCATGGATCTGGACGAACTGAACGAGGTGCTGGACGCTCTCGCAGAGAACGACACGGTCGATCCCGACAAGGCTGCACGCCTCATCGACGCTATCAACGCGGCGACCCCGCAGCCTGAGCCGGATCCGGTGGCGAACCTGATCGGTCTGAAGCAGAAGCAGGTCGATCTCCTCTCCAAGAAACCTTGACCTAGGGGCCGCCTACCAGCATGTTAGGGGGGTTTACAAGCGATCGGTCACGCTGTAAACTGGTCTCACCGGCAGCCAGCCGGACGGACAGATCCCAAGGGGGACCCAGATGACCAAGACCGAGAACACGATCAACCTCTACGACGCTAAGCAGGTTCTGGAGAAGACCTTCGCGGACGCCGCACGCACGATCTGGAACGAGATCGCCGACGCGGTCGAGGAGCACGGCCCGCACCAGACGATCGAGTACCTGCAGGCCCACACGCGGACCGACTTCATGGTCCACCGCGTGACCAGCCGGAGCACGAGCACGATCTCCAACATTCTGGACGACATGAAGTTCAAGATCTACACCGCAGCGATGTTCGCGATCGAGGAGATCACGGCGCTGGAGGAGACGGACGCCGACGCGGAGGGGGAGGAGATCGCAGAGGCGGTCGCCAAGCACATCCGCGCAGAGGGCCGCCGGTACGCTTCCAACATCTGATCGACCACACCAGACGGGCCCCGCTGCGGCGGGGCCTTTCTGGTGCATTCGTCATGTACGCTATTTGCACGCGCCCTACCCACGGGACCGCCACGCCCTAACCACGGGACGGCAAACCAACCAAACCTACGATGCCACCGTGGAGGTGACACACGATGCAGGAGTACATCAACCGCCAGCACGAACTCCGTGCGCAGGCGTGGGAGCAGGCCAAGGCACTGCTTGACCACGCCGCGAGCGAGGGTCGTGATCTGGACGCCGCAGAGCAGGAGCAGTACGACCGGATCAACGCCGAACTGGACGAGCGCACCGCCGTCATGGAGCGTCTGCAGAAGGACGCCGCCCGTGAGGAGCGCGCCGCCGAGATGCGCGTGTCCACCAAGACCGAGCGCCGCGACCCGATGAGCGATGCGGAGATCATCCGTAACCTCGCCACCGGACAGTCGCACTCTTTCGAGATGCGCCAGATGACCACCACTTCGGACGCCGGAACGGTGCCCGAGGGCTTCTACAGCCAACTGCAGGAGATCCTGCGGTACACGGGTCCCGCGTTCGACCCGGGTCTGTACACGATCCTGACGACGAGCAGCGGCGAGGACATCAAGGTCCCCACGCAGTCCGCGTTCTCCACTTCGACGGCGACGGCCGAGGGCGGCACCTTCACCGCCAGCAACCCGACCACCTCGTCCTTCGATCTGGGTTCGTTCAAGTACGGGCACCTCGTCAAGGTCACCCGGGAGCTCCTGACCGACAGCGGGCTGGACATCGTCCGGTTCATCGCGGATCAGAGCGCCAACGCGATCGGGTACCGCGTCAACAACGAACTCGCGATCGGTACGGGTACGACCCAGCCGTTCGGTATCTTCAACCGTGCTGCGTCCGGCAAGGTCGGTGGCACGGGGGTTGGTGGTGCGTTCACCGCTGACGACCTGATCGACCTCGCGCACAGCGTGGACTCGGCGTACGCCAGCCGTCCGTCCGTCGCGTTCCAGATGTCGCGTGCGTCGCTGGGTGTCGCCCGCAAGTTGAAGGACGGGAACGGTCAGTACATCTACGACCCGACCTCCGGCGCGGACGCCCGCATCCTCGGGTACCGCGTGGTGGAGAACCCGTTCGCGCCCGCGATCGGCACCGCGAACACCAACGACTGGGATCGCAAGAGCGTGATCTTCGGTGACATGAGTTCCTACCACGTCCGCCGTGTCGGCGGGGTGGAGGTCGCTCGTTCCGACGACGCGTACTTCGCGGACGATGTCGTGGCGTTCCGTGTGACGATCAGGCTGGACGCCAACATCGGGCAGACCAACGCGGTCAAGTTCTTCCGAGGTGCGACCACCTGATAGGCCGCCACGGGGCGGGATGGAGCGCAGGCTGTCCCGCCCCGTGGCCCCCTGCGCTAACCTGCGACGACAAAGGAACCTGCGATGAAACCTGCGATCCAATGGTGGTCTAACGCACCGCATACGCCGACCGGCTACGGGGTGCAAACCAAGTCTGTCGTGGAACGGCTTGCTGGAGCCGGATACAAGATTTCCGTATCAGCCAACTATGGCGTGCGCGGTCAAGGCGTCACCCATCCGGTGCACGACATTCCGATCTACCCTGAGGGGTACGACCAGTATTCGCAAGACATTATCGGCGCCCACTATCAGGACTGGCGCAAGCAGACCGGCCTCCCGACCGTCCTCGTCACCTTGTTTGACGCTTGGGTTCTTACCGCCCCGTCGCTGGACGAATGTGATGGGATCGTGTGCTGGCTGCCGATCGATCACCAGCCTGCCCCTCCAAAGGTTCTTGAACGCGCTGCAGCGGACAATGTGACCCCTGTTGCTATGTCGCTGTTCGGGCAGCAGGAGCTCCAGAGGCACGGGATCGACGCCGCCTACATCCCGCATACTGTTGAGGCGACATTTCGACCATCCAAGGGCGGCGGCAAACTAATGAACGCGCCGGACGATGCCTTTGTGGTCATGATGAACGCCGCCAATAAGGGCACCGCGCCGACGCGCAAGGCTTGGTCTGAGAACTTTCTTGCGCTCGCAATGTTTATGAAGAAGCACGACGATGTGTTCGCATACATCCACACGGAGCACAAGGCGCCATTCGGGATCGACCTGCCCGCTTTGCAGGACGCCGTGGGTATCCCGAAGGATCGAATGGTGTTCCCCGACCCGTATGCGATGCGCATGTCGCTGTACGAGGACACGCACCTCGCCAAGATGTATTCGCGCGCCGATGTGCTTCTCGCCGTGAGCATGGGCGAAGGGTTTGGTATCCCGACCATCGAAGCGCAGGCGTGCGGGACACGGGTGATCGGGTCGGACTGGGCAGCAACACCGGAACTTCTTTCGGAAGACTGTTGGAAGGTCGAAGGGCAGCCGGAATGGGATCACGCACAGTTGGCATGGTGGTTTCGCCCGCATGTCGGGTCGATCGTGCAGGCGTTGGAGGCGGCGTACGAGACGCGGGGACAGTCGCAGAGGTCGATCTCCAAAGCATCGGTGTATCGGGCCGACACCGTGATCCTGCCGTCGTGGCAGCCCCTCCTCGACGGGGTGCTGGTTTGATCCCGTTCATGATGGTTCCTACCCTGACGAGGAAAGACCTGCTGTACGACCTTCTGGGCAGCATCGACATCAATGTGGGCACGCTGCTTGTGATCGACAACGGCGACCAAGACTTCGGGGAGATGTGGGTTCCCGCGATCGACCGGCTTCGCATCGCAGACATTGGATCGAACCTTGGTGTCGCGGCGTCGTGGAACCTTGGGATCAAGGCGGGTTTCCAGCACGAATGGGTCATGATCGTGTCGGACGATGTGACCTTCCCGAGCGGAACGCTGCAGCAGTTCGCAGACCTGTCCGGCCCCGATCGTGTCGTCCTCACCGGAACATGGCCGCACTGGTGTGTGTTCACCATCGGTATGCGTGTCGTCCAGCAGGTCGGCCTCTTTGACGAGAACCTTTACCCCGCGTATTACGAGGACAACGACTATCAGCGTCGCATGGACGATGCAGGCGTAGAGGTCGTGTATGGGCCGGATGTGCGTCACAAGAACAGTTCGACCCTTGCCACGGCAGGACTCAACTTTCAGGACGCGAACGCCGTAAGTTTCCACGCCAACCGCAGGTACATGAATGTGAAGTGGCTGGGCGGTGGGCGTGCACCGCAATGGGATCCGTACCGTTGGCGGGCACAAAGGTGGAGTTGAAGGAGCTCCGAAACCGGCATTACGGACAGATGGTCTGGGTTGTCGGTTCGGATGCGTCGGTGAACTTCTTCCCCGACGACTTCTGGTCGCACAGGGCAGTGATCGGCGTGAACGCGGTTCCGCGTCACATCCCTGCCCGCTACTGCGTCACCAAAGCGGACGGCGCAGGCGGCTGGGTGCAGGCTCAGGCGAACGATCTACCCGATGTGTTGCATGTGGTCTCCAAACACCCGAACGGCGACGCTTGGCGGGGTGACAGCGGCGTATCGGGACCGAATGTTGTGACCTTCGATCATGGCGAGAACAAGTGCGAACGGTTTGACGCTGCACGCGACATCCCAGACGAACCGAACAGCCTGTTGGTGTCGTGGTCAACGCTCGGGTCTGCCATGCACTTTTCCGCGTATCTTGGAGCACGCACCGTGTTTATGGTCGGCGTGTCAGGCGGGTCGTTCGGTGATGCGACAAACCTGCCGGATTACAACCCGAACGGCGCAGGCCCGATCGAAGGAATGTCAAAGCAGACGCAAGCGATAGCCGACCGGCTTCAACAGATGTACGGTACAGAGTTCGTCACCGTCCTACCTTGGGCAAACCTACGCTGCGGCGGCACCAAGTTCCGTTCCGACTATGGAAGGCTGAACGATGCTTGACCTGCCGAACACGGGCGTCATGCGCGGCGACCTTCGCAGAGCCGTATCGGAATGGGACGGTGATCCGGTCGTCGGTGCGTACCTGTGGTGGTGGTCACACGGCGAAGCGGGGAAGAAGCCGGGCGACCGTTGGGCAGGCAGGTTGGACGGGATCGGCGTGGAACTGCGCGGACCTGCCGACTTCGTGCCGGTCAAGGCCGACCTGCTGGCGCGCATCCTGCGCGGAGTCGAACCGGACCAGTCCTGCGACATCGGATACTGCAACCATGAGTATTGGCCTCGGGTTGACAAGTCGCGTGTACGGGTAGCGATGGTGTCGAAAGGCGGCGAGGCGTCGGGTATGCCGAACGGACGAACGCTATGGGACAGCAGACCGCTATTCGTGAACGGCTTCCTAAACATGATCCCGGGCGCGATGCTTGACCTGTTGACGGGCGGGGCTCGGGTGACGATCACGGGTGCGACCTTCTACGCGATCGGACGGGACTATGCGGACGAGGATGCGGTGAACCCGATGCCCGGCATCCTGCGACATAATCCGATGATGAACCGGAGGATCGTCAAGAACCTCTTTGATGCTGGCGTCGTTGCCGCGTCCGGCGTTCCCGCAGAAGTTCTGTCATGGTCGGACGACGAGTATGGTCGGGCGTTGCTTGCACATCGGCGGGTAGACTGACCGCGCTTGGAGGTTCCTCATGGCCTATGTGACGCTGAACGACTTGAAGGCTGCGCTACGGATCACGGACGAGATCGACGATGCTCTCCTGACCACTGCAATCAACAGCGCAACCGCGTTTGTAAACACGCACTGTCAGCGCACCTTCGACGCGGCGGGCACGGCGATCACCACCAAGTTCTATGTGCCGACCGGACGGTACGACGACCTCCAGATCAACGATGCGGTGGCGATCACCGAGGTTGCGATCGACGAGGATCTGGACAAGTCGTATGCGACCGTTCTGCGTCCTATCGACTTCGAACCGCACCCGATCAACAGCACAACCGGAGGGATCGAATACCCCTACACTTCGATCAAGCCGCAGGAGGACGGCTACTGGCCCATGTGGAACGACCGTCCGACCGTGCGTGTCAAGGGAAGGTTCGGTTGGGACGCGGTGCCGGATCCGGTTCGTGAGGCGACGCTCCTGCAGGCGTCCCGACTGTTCACCCGCCTAGAGTCGCCGCTCGGCGTGGCAGGGTTCGGTGATGTCGGCGTCATGCGCGTTTCGTTTAGGGGCGACCCCGATGTGCTCATGCTCCTCGCACCGTTCCGCAAACTGCGGATCGTCTAATGGTCTCGCAGATCCGCACCGCGCTTGCGAACGCCCTTTCGTCCGTCAACGGGCTGAGGAGCTCCGCAACGATCCCCGACAACCCGCGACCCCCGATCGCGGTGATCATCCCGACGCGGATCGAATACGACCTAAACGCAAACCGTGGCGCAGACCAGTATGTGTTCACGATCACGCTTATGGTCGGTCGGGCCGACGACCGTGCCGCGCAGAACACGCTGGACGGGTTTATTGTCGGGTCGAACTCGGTGAAGTCTGCGGTCGAAGCAGACCGGACACTGGGCGGCGTGGTCAATACTTGCCGCGTGACCCAGATGGTAAACTATTCGTCAGTCAGCGTGGGCGAGACCGTGTACCTTGCGGCCGAGTTCACCGTGGAGGTTGTCGCATGAAGCGCAAGACGCGATACGAGGTGAAGTCTCCCCTGTACGGGGCGTCGGTCGGATCGGTGATCACGGCAGACGACCTGAAGGGGTGTAACATACCGGCGCTGGTTGAAGGCGGTCACCTCGCCGTCGTCACCGACACGAAACCCACAGCACCTATCATGAAGCACAAGGAGCCAGAGAATGGCGCGTGACGTCCTCACCGATGTGTCGGTGATCATCAACAGTGTGGACCTTTCGGATCACATCGCAAGCGTGGAACTGTCGCAGAACATCGACGAGGTTGAGACGACCGCGTTCGGTGACGGCGGCCGCACCCGCATCGGTGGTCTGGAGGACTCCTCCGTGACCCTTTCGTTCCATCAGGATTACGCTGCCGCGTCGGTTGACGCGACGATCGCCCCGCTGGTCGGTGGCACGGCGTCTGTTCTGATCGTCCCGAAGGGAACGGCTGGCACGGTCTCCGCGACGAACCCGCAGTATTCTTTCACGGTTCTTTGCACGGACTGGCAGCCGCTCTCCGGTGCGGTCGGTGACCTGAACACCGCCGATGTGACTTGGCCCGTGTCCGGCGTGATCACCAGAGGAACGGTTGCTTCGTGATCTCCATCACCCTGCGCGTCACGACAGACGGACGGTCTGAGGACATCGTTGTTGGTCCGAAGGTTCAGGTTGCGTTTGAGCGTGAGTGGAAGGTCGGGCTGCCGAAGGCGTTCGGCGCGGATCAGCGGCTGGAGTATGTCTACTGGTTGGCGTGGAAGGCGATCAAAGAGTCCGGCGCCGTTGTGAAGCCGTTCGACGGCTGGCTGGACACGGTTGAGAATGTGGAGATGGTGGGGGCCGACGAAACCCCTTTATGAAAGGCGGGATGACGATGCTGGTCGCCCAACTTTCCATCGCAACCGGCATCGCTCCCAACGATCTGCTTGACACGCCTCCCGACATCTTCCGCGCCATGATCAAGGTGCTCAACGACCGCGCCAAGAAAGAGAAGGCGGCGCGTCGTGGCCGATGACTTCTCCGTTGCGATCTACGGTCTGGTGCAGACCAAACGGCTTATGCGCGAACTTGAGCCGGAGCTCCTGAAGGAGATGAACCGCGAGATCAAAGAGTCTTTGGAGCCGGTCGCAGAACGCGCCAAGAGACTGATCCCGTCGTCCCCTCCCCTGTCCGGTTGGAACAGGGCGATCCACAACCCCGGATCGCGCCCGTCCTACTCGCCGTACGGTCGTCGGGTCGGGAACAAACTGGAATGGAACACGCAGGAGGCTCGCAGCCAGATCCTGATCAGCGCGGGCGGTCGTCGTGGACGCGGACGCGCTACCAGCGCAGCATGGCGTATTCGTTCGATGAACCCTGCCGCTGCAGCGTTCGAACTTATGGGTCGCGGTAAGTCGAATGTTGCGATGGTCAAGAATGTTGGTCGCAGGTACCCCGGCACGGGCCGTGTCCTTTACCGTGCGTTCGATGAACTCGGCGGGGACCGTATAGTTCGTAATGTCGTCAAGACGATCAAGCGTTTTGAGACAGAGTTTCAGCGCAGGCTGGAAGCGGGACGATAATGGCGATCAGCATCAATGTCGGCGCAAAGTTCAACGCGCGTGATCTCCGAACCGCCCGCAGGGAACTTGACGCTCTAGCGCGACAGGCAGAGACCACCTCGGGTCGCATGAGGCGTCTTGGCGACAGCATGCAGACTGCGGGCCGCAGGATGAGCGGTGCTGGTCGAACGATGACCCGTTCTATCACCGCACCTCTGGCAGCGATCGGCGGCATAGCGGTCAAGTCAGCGGCCGACTTCGAAACTTCGTTCGCAAAGATCCGTGGTCTTGTCGGCGTGTCTGCCGAGGAGATCGGCGTTCTGGAGGAGGCGGCGTCCCGTCTTGGCCCGCAGTTCGGCAAGTCGTCCAACGAGGCTGCGGAGGCGCTGTTCTTCATCACCTCTGCCGGTCTGCGTGGGAAGGACGCGATCGAAGCATTGGAGGTCTCCCTGCAGGCGTCCGCTGTCGGGCTGGGCGAGGTTGCGACGATCGCAGACCTGACCACTTCGATCATGAACGCCTACGGGTCGGAGACGGTCGATGCTGCGAAGGCGACCGATGTTCTGACCGCTGCGGTTCGTGAAGGAAAGTTGGAGCCGGAGGAACTTGCCGGTGCGATGGGGCAGGTTCTCCCGATCGCGTCCGCTATGGGGATCAGTGTTGACGAGGTTGGTGCGACCTTCGCGGCGATGTCCAGAACGGGTACGGACGCTTCGCAGGCTGCGACCCAGTTGCGCGGGATCATGACCGGCCTTCTGAAGCCGACCGCCGAAGCGGAGCGCGCCCTTGCCGAGATGGGGATGTCGTCCAAGGAGCTCCGAGACCAGATCCGCGAGCGCGGCCTGCTGTCGGTGTTGGAGCGTTTGACGGAGGCGTTTGCGGGGAACGAGGAGGGCATCGCAGAGGTCTTTGGAAATGTGCGTGCGCTGTCCGGTGTCCTTGACCTGATGGGTTCCAATGTTGAGGGAACCCGCCAGATCTTTGAGAACATGACGGACACGACGGGGATCCTCAACTCTGCGTTCAGCGCGACGGCTGATACGGCGGCGTTCCAGTTCCAGCAGGCGCTCGCAGAGTTGCGGGAGACGCTTCGCAAACTTGGCGAGGACATCATGCCGTTCGTGCAGCGGCTGGTGGACGGTCTGCGTAATCTTGTCGATCGGTTCAACGAACTCTCACCGGCACAGCAGGATCTTCTGATCAAGTTCGGTGCCGTCCTTGCGATCGCAGGACCGATCCTTCTGTTCTTGGGCAGCCTTGCAACCGCGATCGGCGTTGTCACCGTCGCCCTCGCCGGAATGTCCACCGCCATGATCGTCGCAACCGGCGGTCTTGTCCTTCTTGGCGCCGCGATCGGTCTCGCCGTCTGGTCGAACGCCGCACAGGACACGGACAGCAGGGCGCGTGCGTTGGAGTTGGAGGCTGAGGCTGCGGATCACGCCGCTGCCGGTTATCACGCTATGGCAGAGGCACGCTACGCCGAGGCCGCTGCGATGCGTGCGCGTCTTGACCAGCAGGCTAACGAGACCAGCCGGTTCCAGCGCATGGCAGAGGAGCAGCGTGCTACACGCGCAGAGCAGGAGGCGGCGGCAGAGGCGGCACGGCTGCTGGAGGAAGCAACCGCTGCGATGGGCGACGCGGTCGGTGGCGCAACCGACAACATCACGGCGGCAGGCCCGAAGGTCGTTGCGCTTACGGGAGATGTGCGTGATCTCCTCCGCGAACTGAACGACATGTATGTCGGCACATCGGATGCCGGTGACGCGATTGCACAGTTCTCCCGCGAGGTTCTTGCTGCGGGCAACATCACCGACGAGACGGTTCGTGCTGCGGAGCGTCTGGCGCAGGTTGTTCGTCAGGACATCGACCAGTCGCTTGCGGAGGGGAACCGGCGTCTTGACGAGGCGACACAGAAGTTGGAGGCGTACCGCGACGCGATCGCAGACGGGATCAGGCGGGGGAACACGATCGCGGACGCGTTCTCCGCGCAGAGCACCGCGCTGGACGAGTTGACGCGGGCAGAGCAGGAGTATGAGGCGGCGCAGGCGTCCGGTGATCCTGAGCGTCTTGACGAGGCAGAGAAGGCGCTGGATGAGGCGTCGAAGTCACAAAAGACCTTCCTCGGGTTTCTGCAGGTCGGCGTTGACTCCGCACAAGGCTTTGCAGCCCAGATCGACGCGCTGCGTGAGGCAGGCGCATCGCTGGAGGTCGTCCAACAGATCGCAGAGTTGGGAGCACGCTCCGGTGGCAGGATCGCGTCGGAGCTCCTTGCCGGTGGCGAGGCGGCGATCCGTCAGACGAACCGGATGGTCGAAGCGGTCACAGAGGCATCCCGCCGTGCCGGTGAAGCCGCAGCGCAGCAGTTCTTTGGTGCAGGCGTGAACGCTGCACGCTCGTTTATCGCAGCCATTGAGGACACGATCCCCGAACTTCAGGGTGTGCTGGACAGGATCGCAGATGTGATCGCACGGGCGATGGGAACCCGACCGGATGTTTCCCTCACCGGAGAACGCCGGTTCATCCAACCCGCACCCCCGACCCCCGCCCCAAGCGTTACGACTATTGGCGGTGCTGTTGCAGACGAGTCGTGGGTTCGTGGCGGCGCAGCACAGATCGCAGCGATCAGAGCAGTGCCGATGAGCGCGTTCGACAACTTCACCGTTCCCGGGCTCGCGGACGGCGGCCTTGTCACCCGACCGACCCTTGCCATGATCGGTGAGGCAGGGCCGGAGGTTGCGATCCCACTTGACAGGCTGGGCGGGATGGGCGCGACGATCAATGTGACGGTGACCAGCGCAGACCCCGAAGCCGTTGTTGAGGCGATCCGCCGTTACACGCGGAACAACGGTCCGCTTGGGCAGGTGATCTCCGTTTGACAACGATCAAGGTCGAATACGGCAAAGCGGTGCTGTTCGAACTTGACAGCGCGCAGTTTGGTGTGCTGGACCAGAACCTTCTCGGTGTCGGGGAGGAACTTGTCGATGTTTCCGATCGCGTGGTCTCGCTCAGCGTGCGACGCGGACGACAGGATGTTCTGGAACCTGCCAGATCCGGTCAGGCGTCTGTCACCCTCCGAAACCTTGACGGCGAGTTGGATCCGTTGAACACGGCCTCGTCGCTGTACCCCGGTGTCGAACCGGCGCGAACGCTGAACATCTACGCCGACAACATTCAGGTCTTTGCAGGCATTGTGGACGACATCGCGCTCGGGTTCACCGCAGGAGGCGATGCGACCGTCCAGATCATCGCGTCGGACGGCCTTTCACGCCTGTCTTTGGCAGAGTTCCCCCCAGACGGTCTTGTCGTCTCCGAACAGAACTCTGGCGCCCGTATCTCCGCTGTTCTCGCATCCGACACCGACTTCTGGACAGACGGCACAAACATCGCAACCGGCGACTCCGATCTCGCAGCCGGAACAGCAACCGGCAATGTCGTCCAATACCTGAACACGGTCGCCCGATCCGAAAGCGGCGCGTTCTTTGTTGGACGCGACGGCGACCTCGTATTCCGAAACCGCCTGTTCGCTGTCACCGCGAGCACGATCACCCTCTCCGACGACGGCGCAGACATCGACTACGAACGGCTGATCCGGCAGACCTCCGGCGAAAGCCTTCGCACCGTCGCCTTCGGAACACGCAACAATGTGCGCCGCGAACGCTCGTCAACCCTCGGCCTTCTGCGTTTCGGTTTCCGTGGCCTAGACCTCGGGGAGCTCCTCCTCACCAGTAACGACGCTGTAGACGACAGGCTCGACTTCGAACTGTCCCTCCGCTCCCAGCCCAACCCGACCGTCCAGCAGGTCGCCGTCTCCCAACTGCGGCAGACCAACACCGATGTGATCGGCCTAGAGTTGGGCGACCCGATCGAAGTAGAGTTCACGCCTCCCGGCATGTCCCAGATCACAGAGACCGGTGTTGTTCTAAACCTTCGCCACGACTTCACCATTGGTGCCGGTTGGCGCACGACGATCGGGATGCGACCCGCAGAGTTGTCAGGGATCATGGTTCTTGACTCGGGTAGACTTGACTTCGACGCGCTCGCGTTCTGATAGGAGCAAGCCGTGGCAGGGTTTAGAGATTTCCAAACCGGCGAGGTGCTGACCGCCGCCAACGTCAACGATTTTCTGGCGAAGCAGGCCGTGATGAAGTTTGCGGACGCTGCTGCGCGTGACGCTGCGCTTGGCACGGCAGTCGCAGGAGGGAACGCGCTGCGTGAAGGCATGGTCGCCTACTTGGACGACGAAGACCTGCCCTCCTTCTACAACGGCACCACATGGACGACAGAGTTCGGCGGTGGCGGGCTCGTCGCGGTGAAGCACGCGCTGTTCACAGGCACACAAACCAACTCCACCGGAGCAGGCGCAGATTTTGCTATTACAGACTTGTCCATCACGCACGAGGTTGCCGACGCCTCGAACAACCTCGTCATCATGGGGGTTATCGGCGTTGCCGGAAGCACAGACGGCAGGGGCGGCGTGGGCATCGGCAT